GAAAGGGTCCTCTCCTTTCGAGCCGAGAGGCTCAAACTTCGGTAGGTTCCAACACTAAGGAGCGTCCTATGATACAAAAGCCTGGCCCTTGGAGGGTCAAGCAGAGGTTTCCACAACCACGAGTTGTCGTTACTGGAACGTCCATTGAATTAAACAATGGAGTTCCAACCGGCAACCAGTACTCAGGAGGACCTTTAACGGTCGATTCTGGTAAGGTTGAGAAAATTGCCTACACTTGTCGGAATAAGGGATTTCCCCTTCTTTCCAACTCGTGTGCGCATTTCAAAGGACGAAGCTGGTATAATGGGGATGCGACTGCGCCTTTTACGACGCAGAACCATCCTATTTATAACAATTATGGGTACAGAGAATTCTGGACCCATCATACAGCTTCGAATGCTCATGTTACGGCTCTGGATCTCGCAAGGCGCCAGTTCGACTTAACACTCGGACCGGCGGTTTTGGGAGTATCGGCACAGGCTTTTATTAATGAGGCGACTACTCGCCTCAGGCCTGACCTAACAACTGTTAGCATCCCCAACTTCATTGCTGAACTAGGGGATGTAAAACGGATGTTTCAGATCGTACAGAAAAGTGCTGGTCTAGCTAAGAATCTGGCGGGTGCACACTTGAACTACAAGTTCGGTTGGAAGCCTTTTATAGGTGACCTCCAGGATTTGTACAAGGGTGTCAAGTCGCTGCATGATAAGCTAGTGGAGTGGGAAAAGAGCATCAATGTGCTTTTTAGCAAAAGCTGCTCTGTTCTCGCCGATACGACTACCAAGATTGGAAGCGCGCCAATTGGCCCTCATTGGGTTACTTGGACGGCGACAATAGAACGCCATGCGTATGCTCACCTCAAATGGAAACCACATCCCTTAGGGATAATGAAGCCATTTGAGAAATCACTTCGTGCCGTATTAGACACGATTGGTTTTGAGCTCAACCCTCGTATCATCTGGGATGCCCTACCGTTCACCTTCGTCTTAGATTGGTTCTTTGACGTTGGGAGCTTCTTAGGGAATTTTAAGATTGATACGTTGGAACTTCCAATAGAGTATGTAGACTCTGCAGTCTCATACAAAGAAGTTTTCCGGTGTGTCTCGGAATACCATGAGGCTTCTGCCATATGGTACCCGCGGATAGACTGTCCAGCCTGGGTCACCGTGGAAGAATACTTCCACCGTGTCCCTATCTTCGCCGATTACTACACTCTGTGTCAGTTAAGCGGCAGGATACCTAAGGTCGGCCAACTTCATTTATTATTTGATTTGGCCGTAGTTCTCGGCATGAAATAACGTGCACGAGATCCAATCCTGCAGCGATGCAGGTTAACTTGTCAATATTTTGACGCAAACCCCCTTATGGGGGAGGAGCATCTCAATGCCTCTAGGTACATCTCTAGTCCTTTCTAAAGACCCAGCTACGCCTCCGGTGACGAACCAAATCACGTTCGCTCTCCGGGGGTCTTCACTGGGTTCCTCAGAATATTCGGTGGCGGGCTTAAACCCGCCAGTTGCGAATGTTCTAAAGGTATCTCACGATACTGGGAAAGGAGGAGAAGGTAGGCATATGATACGCGAAGACCTTACGGCCGTCGACGTAAATCTTATGCCGGCCACGGGCAGCGTTTACGCTGTTATCGTGAACCCTTCGAGCACTGCGATCACAAATCAAATGATCATCGACTGTGTGAATCGACTTGTCGATTTCCTCACGGCCGGTGGTAATGCGAATGTGGTCAAAATCCTGAACGGCGAGGTCTAAACCTCGTGGTCCGGGAGTATATAGCGGCCTAGCGCTGGCTTATGCAGCAAGCTTTAGGTGGTGTGCCCTGAGTTTTCCTAGGGATGCTTCTCGGAGGTAGTCCATGTTAATGGGTAACCTGAAAAGCCTTCACTCTTTGTGGGTGAACCTAGCGAAAAACCAGCGCTATGCCAGTTTCATATCTGAACGTGATATTAAGACGTTCAGTGAGAGACTGGAACATGAGGGTCTTTCTTTTCTAACGATCACCTTGCCCAAGATAGGGAAGGCGCTTGACAATTTCCATAGTACAACACTATGGGAACCTCCATCTGATTTCCAATCAGATGGGGATGGCATTCC